CGGAGGTGGTGGCGGTGGTGGGGGCCCGGCCCCAGCCTGTCCAGGCTGCTGAGCTGGGACTACGACGTCAGCTGGCAGGATGTCCTCGGTGTACCCGGCAACCTTCCGGACGGCGGGCACGTTGAACAGGTTCGGGTCCCGGAGCATCAGCTCCTGGGTGAACCGCTTCATCTCCTCTTCGGTGTCCGGGGCGTCGCTGATCTTGTAGTCACCGCTCAGGAGCACTGTTTCACGTGAAACCAAACTCTTCTCGTACAGGGACAGGGTGTCCTTCAGCCGCTCCGGGCGCACGGTGAGGGGGGCCGTGTCGTACCAGAACACGAACCGGTCCGGGTCCTCCTTGATCGCCTCCAGCGCCGGCTTCAGGTAGGCGGTGGTGAGGGCGTCACAGATCCTGGTCATCAACGGCACGATGTGCACGTTGATCTGGCCTTCCATGATCTGCCAGGCACCCCAGTGGTTGGCCTCCCCCATCCCGGACAGGATGCTTGGCTCGATGTCCATGGCCAGGGCGAACCGGCGGATGGCCTCGTTGCGCAGGTCCAGGGCCTGCTTGGACAGTTCGCTGGTGAACTGGATCAGGTCGATCTTGCCCAGAGCCTCCATGGG